GACGATCGTCGGCGTCAGCCCGTGGCATTCGTCCACGATGACGGCGCAATATTCACCAGACGCGAAGCGCGAGATGGCATTCTTGACGGTCAGGGGCGTCGCGAACACGACGTGATGGCGCGTCGACTTCGCCCCGGCCGATGCCGAAAAGATCGACGCCTTAGCGCCGGTCAGCAGAAATTTGCCGTGATTCTGTGTCACCAGCTCCGCGCTTGGCGCCAGGCACAGCACCTTTTTGCCGCCGCTGATCTTGTGCAGTTCGTCCGCCACTGCCGCAATCATGAACGATTTGCCAGCGGCGGGGGCTGCATCAATCAGGCACGCGTCGGTGCTGGTGCGAAGGAATGTGAGCGCGGCTTGAACGGCGGCGGATTGGTAGGGGCGGAGGTTCATTTTTCTTGTTTATCCAAGTAACGCTTTAACTGCCCCATGCGCCATCCATTAGCCCATAATTTTGCGCCTTCTGAACGAGGTGAATGCGGGTTAATCCAAGCCGAACGATTTGCTAGGCCATCGGCATACCCTTGGTCATAAGGCGTCACAAATTCCCCCATTGCTCCGCCATCGCGTCGGCGATGCCCTGATAAGTACGGCTACGCTCTTTCCAACGATTAGGGCCAGGAGGCATCTTGTGAATGCGATCAGCGCGACCTTCAACAATATTGGTCGGTTTGAGCGACGGCAGATTCTTCAGCCACAGGCATGTTGCCTTGGTTTCGCCGTGCCCGAATTGCCATGGTTGAATAATTTGGTCAGGCTTGCGGATTGCCGTGCTGATGATGCTTACGGGATTTTCGATGGCGATATGTCTAGCATTAGCCGCCATAATCATTCTAACAAAATCAAGAGCGTCTTGCTGTCTACCATCGGCGCGTTTCTCGGCGAAATGTCGAGCGCCGCTAACGGCCAAATGGGTGCAGGGCGGATGAGCGATAATTAAGTCGAATGTATTGCCGCGCCAACCGCAAAGTATATGTTCTAGACTATCTTGAAAATGCCAATCGGGCGCGCCTTCGGTTGGCAGCAAGTCGCACGACCAAGCGTCGTGCCCACGTACCCGAAAGGCATCCCGAACCGTTGCGCTATATTCGCAAGCGACAAGAACGCGCATCACGACACCTTCCAATAACTGGATGCCTTCCTGCGCCATGGCTCCAGGTCGGCATCGGGCGCTAGGATTTTAAGTGCCTTAGCGTATGATATCGAACCCGCCTTGGCTACTTTCGTCAGCTTCCGCCCCGCAAACACAGCATCGCGATCACACGCCAACGCCACCATTTCGGCCAGAAGGTCTTTCTTGCGAGCCTCGGCCAATTCCATGGCTTCGGCAAGCTGATCCCATTCCTGCACCATCCGCATTGCCTCGGGCGTGTCGATTTCGATGCGGCGAGGGGCCAAGTGTTCATCGGCGTTGTTCGCCAGCTCGTATAGATACTCGGCATGGAATTGGCGGAGGACAGGAAGGTTTGCGTTGAGCCAATCGTCATCGCGATGGATCAGTTTCAAGTACGTACCATGCGGCGCCCACTGGTAGAACCACAGCGAATCCCAACCACAACAATACATCTCGATCTGCATTTGCGCATGATAGTGAGGCTGATCGTTCAGCGGCTTAAACACGGGGTTAGGTTCGTTGCGTAACCCGTAAGGGCACTTAACCTCCAAGCCGCGCCCATCGCTTACCATTCCATCAGGGGATGCTCCCAGCCAATCATCGCACGTCACGAACGGCATGGGATCAACCCGTTCGGATGTTTCCATCTCAAACTCGACGACCGCTCCCGCCTCATTAGCGGTACCCCACTCGGTCGCGACATTGCCGGTGAACTCGCTAGGCGCTCCCTTGGCGGCACGAACCATCGCCCGCATCACATCGGCGCGGGTCTGATATGGGGATAGGCCAAGAATGGCCCCGGCAACGGAGCCGGTCACACGACCGATGCGGGCAGCGTGCCATTCGGGGGTGCGTTGGAGGATCATGAAACCACCTGCAAATTAACTTTTACAATCCGACACTGAGATACGTCGCGCATTCCCTTGCCAATAGGACAAGGGAGTCCCTGATAATAAAAACCACCTCCGTATTCATCTGTGGCTTCCCATTCTTTAGTAGTCGCCCAAAAACCCATAGCCCAATTTCGCAAAGCTGCATGTGCTCCTGGTTTTGTCATGAAAAGTCTGGGCGGGGTCCCATCATCGAACTCAACATAAGAAGCATGGCTTCTTGAACTCGGCAATAGTTTGCCATCACTTATGCGTTGAATAGCCCACATATTATCATCTCTCATACTCGCCCCGGCTTGCGCCGGGGTCCGGTAAAAAATGTTCAAAATGGTACATCGTCGTCGTCAAGATCATCGACGGGCGCGGGCTTGCGGGGGGCGGGAGGCGCCACTTCCGGCACCTCCGACGACTTCGGGCGCGCCGCCATAAGCCAATTTCCTCCTGGCGTTTTCTTGCCGTCGTCGCCGGTTTTGTCCCACACCCCCAACGTCGCTACGAACTGCGCACTGGTAAGCGCAACCGCAAGCTGATCGTCGGACGGCCGTGCCGCCACCTTCGCCAAGCGCCCCTTGCCGTTGGCGTCGATCGCCATCAGCATCTTCTTGTGCTTGTCGCGCTTGCTCAAGGCCTTAGTCTTGTCGAACGCGCCGTTCGTCTTCACGCTCGGATCAAGCTCGTCAATCCACAGCTTGAAGAACAGCACGCGGTTCGCATACGCCTCGGGTTTCGTTACCCGAACCTTAAGGTTCACGAACTCCTCCGCGATGTTGTAACCGGCCTTCCACGTCGCATCCTCGACGCTCACCAAAACGCTGGTCCCTTTGGGAATAACATCGAAGTCGCCGTTGGCAGCTGCGAATTCCTTTTCGTTGGTAATAGCGCTTTCACCATCGCTGAGATTCCAGAAACTCACGCTGCATTCTCCTCTTGCTCGGCAATGGCCGCATCTTCATCATGGTCGACCGCCTCGATCGGCTCGGCCGGCTTTCTTTTGCCCCGCTGCGGCGCAGCAGCTGGCTTCAGGAACGACGCCAACGGATTCTCTCCCTTGATGACCTCCAAATCCTCGGTAATGCCGTATCGGTTCTTCGATGCCATCGCCGGGTTGAGGTGGGTCACCAGTACCCGGTCGCCGGTCGTAATCGCACGCCCCGCCTTGCCAGCACGGTCGTTCTTCGCCTCCACAGCGCCGCGTACGACACGTTCCTGCTTGAGGAACCCGACGCAGTCCACGCTGTCCAGATACGGCGCTGTCGACTTCTTGGGCAGGCGCAGCGTCCACGTCGAATAGGGATCGCCATCCGGCGGCGTCACTTCGGAAATCTCCGCGTGCGCCAGGAAGACGATGTTCATGCCGCGCTGCTTGCGCAGCATTTCGGCCGCCTTGCGCACCCTCATGTGCATTGCCGATACCATGCTGGCGCCGTTGCCGTAGCCGCCATGGCTCTGGTTCAGGCCCCGCGCGTTCGGGTCGGCGGCAAGAACGTCCTGCGTGAACATCGCGTCCAGCCCTGACGCCGTGTCGAACACCAGCGTCTCGAACGAATGGTCGTCGCGTAGAAGCGCCTTGAGCGTTTCCCACAACTCTTCGCTGGTGGCGACTTCCAGCGTGGTAGGCACTTGATTGGCGGGTATGTCGTAAGGCGGCTTTTCGCCCTGCGTGCGGATCATGAAAACCGCTGGGAAGGTACACGCCAGGCTTGTCTTGCCTGTGCCCTGCACGCCGACGATCGTGCACACGATCGGCTCGGGCGCGGGTTTAGCCGCGCGTTCGAGGATGCTCATTCTGTCGTTCCTTCTCTTGTCTGCGGGTTGCGTTGTATGCGCGGCATCGCTACCACGTCAACCACCATTTGTTGGGGTTCGAATAGAAAGATGCTGACACTAGATCAGGTGCGCGAGCGCCTTCAGGATCGCAAGATAACGGTAGTGGCGGAGGCGACCGGCCTTCATCTTCAAACGCTGTATGACATCCGACACGGTCGAGCGAACCCGGTTTATTCGACCGTCAAGAAGCTGTCGGATTATCTCGCTCCAGAGGTGCAGGCATGATGGTATCGTCTCGCGGCCATGAATTCGATGCTATTCGCGCCCAGCATCCTTTGCTGGATGAGGTGCAACGAACAGTGAAACTGAAGAAAGCCGGGGCCGAGTGGGTTGGCCTTTGTCCGTTCCATCAGGAGAAGACCCCCAGCTTCTTCGTAAATCCAGCTAAAGAGAAGTTTCATTGCCAGGGCTGCGGGGCTAGTGGCGACGTGATTGATTTCGTCGCGAAGCTGAGTGGCATAACCATTACGGACGCCATCAATCACCTCACCGATGGCAAAGTCGCAATGATGTCACCTGAGGTACAGCGAGAGCGCGACCGAATACGCAACCAGCATGAAGCTGAAGATGCTGCCCGACATATTGAAGGTACAAAGCGGGCAGCGGTGCGCTGGGAAGCCGCAAAACCGGTCGATCTTGTTCATCCTTATCTGGTCCGCAAAGCTATTGCCGAACTGTTCGATGAACTGCCGTTAATCCGATCCGAAGGCGCGAACCTGCTTATCCCGATCCATGGTCAGGATGGGGAAATACAGACTGTGCAGACCATTCCGCCCGAAAACGGCGGCCGAAAGATGTTTGCAAAAGACGCACCAAGCGCTGGTGGCCGGTTCAATCTTGGGATCAGCATGGGGCGCACTATTGTTTGCGAAGGGTTTGCAACCGGCGCTTCGCTGTGGCTGGCTTGCTGCGAACAGGTGTCGATATCGTTTAGCGCCGACAACATGGAGAAGATCGCCCGCGAGATCGCCGCCAATGGTTCATTCGTGGTACTGGCCTGCGATCAGGACAAGGAAGAACGCTTCACCGCGCTTGGGCGCGAGCTGAATTGCGCGGTAGTCGTGGCTCATGGCCCGGCCAAGGGCTGGGATTTCAACGACGAGCATTGCGTCAATGGCCTGAACACGGTGCGCCGGTTGATTCTTGACGGCATACAGGATTTTGCCACCCGCAAGACGCGTGCGCAAGCCGACAAGGAAGCGGAGGAGGGGCCGCTTGATCTGTGGCGGAGGATGACACCGCCGCCGTTCCCCGAAACCCTCTTGCCGCCGTTGATCGCTCGCTTCGCTAAGATTCGTGGCGAGATGGTTGGTTGTGATCCATCCGGCCTCGCGATGGCAGCGCTTGCAACGTGCGGTTCCGTCATTCGGGATAGCATCCAGTTGCGGATGAAAAAGCACGATGCCGGATGGAAGGAAGAGGCCCGATTGTGGGTGATGCTTGTCGGCGATCCCAGCCGGAAAAAGACGCCTATCCTGCGTTCGGCAACCAAGCGTGTGGCTGATATCGATGCTGAGTTGATCGCATCTTATCAGCGCGAGCTACGTGATTGGTCGGAGGCCGGGCAAAACGGCGAGATGCCAACCCCTACCCGGCTACGCATCGGCGATATTACGATGGAAGCCGCTGCCGAGGTCTGCGCGCATAGCCCCGATGGCGTGCTTGCGCTTCAAGACGAACTTTCGGGCTGGTTCGGCGGCATCGAGAAGTACAGCGGCGGCAAGGGCGGCGCCAAGGATCGCTCGTTTTGGCTACAGGCGTTCAATGGCGGTCATTACGCCACCGATCGCATCGGCCGCAAGGCGGCGTTTGTCGAGAACCTGTCGATTTCGATTGTTGGTGGCGTCCAGCCCGATCCGATCCGGCGGATTATGATGGAATCAACCGACGATGGCCTCATCCAGCGGTTTTTTCCGGTCATGCTGGGCGACCCCGTTACAGGACTCGACATAGAGATGCCTGACGTAGCAGCGGAATATGACCAATTGATCGACCGGTTACGTGCGTTGGAGCCGCCTCAGTCGTTTCTTGGGCGTCTGCCGCTGGTGTTCAGCGACGAGGCGCAGGCGTTGCGGTCCAGGCTCGAAAAAGAGCATCTGGGGATGATGACTACGTTCGAGACGATCAATCGGAAGATCGCCTCTCACATCGGCAAATACGATGGCCTGTTCGGACGCCTGTGCATCATCTTCCATTGCATCGAACACGTCACACAGTGCCCGGAGAAGCCGTTGGAAGAGGTTATCCAGTTGGATACGGCCGAGCGTGCCTCGCGGTTCCTGCATCGCTTCCTGCGCCGCCATGCGCTGGCGTTCTATACCAACGTCGCAGGTCTCACCGACGATCACGACATTATCACCGACGTGGCCGGTTATATTCTTGCCAAGAAGGAGGAGAAGGTGTCGCTGCGGACGCTGGCGCGCGGCACCAGGGCGATGCGCAGGCTTACTCGGTTCGAGGGTCAGCAGATTTTTGAGCAGATGGTTGCCTATGGCTGGCTTGAGGAACTGCCGTCGAGAGCGGATTCCACGACGTGGCAGGTCAACCCGCTGGCTCATACGCTGTTCGCCGATCGTGCCGAAAGCGAGCGTATCCGACGCGAACAGGCTCAAATTCGGGTGCGCGAGCTTTTGGACGAATGAACGCTTCGTCGTGCGTCTAGGGCGTCTCGTCGCGCCAACTGTCACCAACTGTCCCTTGCGCAGGAAAGATATAAGAAATCTCTTTCTTTCTTAATATAGGTTAATCAGGCCGGTTTTGGGTCTGTGTCGCGCGCGCTAAGGGACAGTTGGTGACAGTCGCATCGCCGAGCACGTGGCGGGGTTTTATCTGCGGATGTGGCGGGGTGTTGACGGCGTAGCGCGATAGGCGTAGAGCGACGTAATGGCTAAAACACAGGCAGAGCGGGACGCTCAGTACCGGGCAAAGCGGGCGGCGACGATGACCCGCTATCGCGAGGCGCTGAAAATGGCGGGTGACGCTCTTGAGCAGGCGTCGAATGATCTTTCGGAATGGGCTGGACATGAGCGGGATGGGTGGGCAGCCGCCACCAAGGCCGCAGAGGCTGCCGAAGTTGTCCGCGCTGCTTTGGAGGAAAAGTGATGAATGATTTCGCACCGCTTGGCCGACGTATCGGCTACAAGGATTCGGATCGAGCATGGCGAGCCCACGAGGTCGAGCGCGCCGGCTTGTTGCGGGAACGCTTTGGGCCGCTGTTTGGTGATCGCGATTACCCAGATGGAGCTATTCGGCAGCGTCGGCCATGACTGATGACCAGCAGTTGGTGGAAGCGATGGCGCGGGCGATGGATCCGGGTATTTGGTCTTTGTTTGATAGGCTGCCGTCGCACATGGATGATTGGCACAAAACGGAGCATCGTCAATCTATCGAGCGGGCGTGCAGAGCCCTCGTTGCCTACCGCACCTTCACACAGGAGAGAGCAAATGACCGGTATTAGTGATGCGCTCGTCGAGCGGATGGTGAAGCTGACGAGGGATATGGCTGATTGGCGAACTCAGCGCGCGGGTCAAACCGTCGCCGTGCCTCTTGATCGTATTGGTCATGAGGCTTTGGCCATCGTCGCCGAGCTGCCCGCGCCGGTGGACCCGGAAGCAGAGCGTGCTGCGATGATGGAGATACGTCAGCGATATTCTGCTGTGCGTATGACTGCCAACCCTCGGGACCATGACGCGATGGTCGCGTGGTTTGTTCTGGGAGAACTCAAGCGCGTTCGTGCGGAGGAGAGGAAGTGAGCGGGTGGCAGCCGATTGAGACGGCGCCGAGGGATGGCGAAGATGTGCTGCTGTACATCCCTGAAATGCTTGGCTGGCCTGAATCTTGGGCCATTGTCACAGGTCAATGGGATGAACCACGCTGGTCTAGCAATGCTTTGGGTGGATTTAATATGGGTAACCCCACTCACTGGGCTCCCCTACCCTCACCGCCGGAGCAATTATGACCTTTCGCGAAATCCCGCCCGACGATCGCGGCTATCCCGGCTTTACGTCGCTGGACGTGGGTGAGGGTAGAGCTGTGGCTTGCTTGGGGGCGGGGGAGGAGGCTAGGGAGGCGTTGTCGCGGGCTGTTGCTTTGAGGGGTGGTGACAAGGTAGTGGAAACGGTGTAGGTTGGGGGTATGGCGCGGCCAACCAGCTTCAACGATAAGATCGCCGATCGCATTTGCGACGGGTTGGCTGATGGGCGCAGTCTCCGCAAAATCTGCCTTGATGAGGCAATGCCTTCGCAGTCCATGGTATTTCGTTGGCTTGCGGATAAGCGTTTCGCAGCATTCCGGGAGCAATACACGCGCGCACGCGAGGCACAGGCTGATGCACTCTTTGATGAGGCGCTCGACATCGCCGACGACGGTGCGAACGACTGGATTGCTGATAAAGCGGAAGAAGAAGGCTTCCGCTACAACGGAGATGCCGTTCAGCGCTCGCGCTTGAGAGTAGATACACGCAAGTGGATGGCTGGCAAGCTCCGACCAAAGGTTTATGGCGACCGGGTTGACCAGCATGTAACGCACAGCTTCGATCCTGAGACTGCCGCTTGGCTGGGCGAGCGTAATGCTTAACGCATCCGACCAAGACTTTTTCAGTCGCGTGCGGGCTCGTTTCCCCACGAAGCGCAGTCGACTAGAGGGCGGGTTCTACTCCATCAAAGACAAGTCTGGTTCGGTCATTCCTTTTCGGATGAACGAAGATCAGCGCCAGTTCGCCGACGAACGTCACGGCATGGATATCGTGCTCAAGGCCAGGCAAAAGGGCATCACAACCTATGTCCAGCTGGATATGCTGGATGACTGCCTGTTCACGCCGAATCTGTCGGCGGGTGTGATTGCTCACAACCTGACAGACGCGAAGGCGTTCTTTGCCGACAAGATCAAGTTCGCTTACGATAACCTGCCGGCCGCTTTTCGCCGCATCCGTCAAGCGGAACAGGATAGTGCAGATAGTCTGCGCTTCAGTAATGGATCGTCAATTCGTGTTGGCGTGTCGCTTCGGTCTGGCACGCTCCAGCGACTGCATGTGAGCGAATATGGCAAGCTGTGCGCTAAGGCTCCCGACAGGGCGCGCGAAGTCCGCAGTGGCGCGTTTAATACGGTGCAGGCCGGACAGGTAATTACCGTGGAGAGCACAGCGGAAGGCCAAGCCGGGCCTTTTTTCGAAATGACCGAAATTGCCCGCAAACGTGCGGAAATGGGTGAGCCGTTGACCAGCTTGGACTTTAAGTTCCACTTCCTGCCTTGGTGGACAAGCCCTGAGTATGTCCTCGCCAATGCCATTGATGAGCCGCAAGAGATGCAGGAATACTTCCGCAAGCTGGAAGTTGATCATAATATCGTTCTGACCTGCGGTCAACGCGCTTGGTATACCAAGAAGGCCGAGCAACAGGGCGATGACATGCGCCGAGAGTTTCCTTCAACGGCGCAGGAGGCTTTTGAAGCTTCAGTAGAAGGGGCGTATTTCAGCCGCGAAATGTCAAAGCTGCGGCGAGAGGGCCGCCTTTGCCGCATTCCGATCATGGACGCTCCAGTCTATACGACATGGGACCTTGGCCTGAACGACAGTATGACGATCACGTTCTGGCAGGATCACGGGTTTGAGCGACGAGCGATTGATTTCTACGAGAACAGCGGCGAGGGTTTCGCACATTACGCGCGTGTCCTGAACGACAAAGGCTACAACTACTCTCGCCACTACATGCCTCACGACGCGGACCAGCGCTCGCTGACTGACACGGCTGAACCCAGGCGTGTCCATGCCGAGCGAAGCGGTATCAAGCCAGTCGAGGTCATGAAGCGGATTGAGAGTGAACAGGCTGGGATTGATGCTAGCCGGGCTTTCCTCGCTAGTGTGTGGATTGACAAGGAGCGCTGCGCGCGTCTCATCCAGTGCTTGGATAACTACCGCAAGGCTTGGGACGACAAGCTGGGCGTGTTCAAGTCCTACGCGCTGCACGACGAGTTCAGTCACGGGTACAAGTCGCTCGAAACGGCTGCGATCCGACCTTCGCCTGTGAAGGCACAGCGTATCGACTACAGCAACATGCGGCGGGGGGTAGTGTGATGGTTAGGGGTTGGGTCGAACCTTGTGTTTTGTCGAAGCGTGGCTATCCAACCAATCATCATTGGCGGGACGACGCAGTACATGGCGAAATCATTACCAACCGGGTAACATCGGATTGCGCGACGCATTTTATCGTAGTTCCGATTGATATTAGCGGGCAGCCGTGGCCGGAGATCGTAGCTCGATGAATCTCGACCTCACCCTCACCATCACCGCCGAGCGCAAAGATGGCACGTGGACGCTGTACGCCGTCCCCGATGGCGCGCATACCGACGCTGGCCGGCTGATGCTTGGTTCCGGTTCTTCCGGCGCAGGGATCATGTTCCCGCTGGCGATGCTGGACCAGTTTGCGGTGGGGCGGGGGTGATGGCTGGTTTCCACAACTGTGATGGGCGTGAAGCGCACAAAGCGCTCAAAGCCGATGCCGAGCGAGCTGATAATACTGGCCGGAAACTGTGGCTGTCACCGCGTGAGTATCATTACATGCGTGACGATCCTAACGTTTTGGGCAAGCCGTTTGTTTGCTCTTGGCCGGCATGCGATTGCCCTCTCACGGGCATCACGGGCGCTTTTCACAACGAAAAGTTCGAATGGCTAGCCCAATGGCGTTCTGACAATCCCGGCAAGCCGTTTCCCAAGGTTAATGTGCGCACGCCTTTGGCTGCGGGAGGCGTGTAGCCATGCCCTTCCCCCCTGTCCCGGACGATCTAACCAACTTCCTACACACGGAATCCGAGCGCGCCCGTGATGACGTGCTGAACGAGACACGCGCCGTCGCTATCCGGGCCTACTTTGGCGAGGCTTACGGTGATGAGCAGGATGGCCGCTCGCAGGCCGTCACGCGCGATGTGTCCGAGGTCACGGATATCATGCTGGTCGGCATCATGGGCACGGTTCTGGCCGGCGGAAAGGCGGTGGAGTTCGATACGGAGCCGGAGCAGGTCCCCGCGCCCACGCAGCAGGACCCGAACGCAATCCAGACGATCGATTACGGCGAGGAAGCCACGGCCGCCGTCCACTACCAGTTTATGCGCAAACAGCCCGGCTATCGGATCATCCATGACTGCGCCAAGGCCGGGATGCTGGAGAAGACCGGCATCATCAAGACTTATGCGTTTCAACTCGCGCCCACGATGGCGCAGCATGACGTGCCGGGCGGGGCCTTGGTCGAGGCCCAAGACGGCCTGACGCTGCCAGATGGCACACCGGTCATTTCTGCTGAGCCTCACAATTCCATCGAAGCGGCGCTTAACCCGGTCGAGGCGATGCACCGTGTGAAGGTGTCGCAGCCGGGGCCGAAGATTATCCGCGACATCAACGTGCCAAACGAGTGGTTCCTGATCTCGCCGGATGCTGTTGAGCTGGACGATGCCGCGTATCTTGGGGACAAGCGCCCTGTTAGCGCGTCGGACTTGGTTCAGCTCGGTTTCGACCGGGACGACGTAGAAACGCTGTGGTCCAACACGTCGGACGACAGCGTTGTCGCGTCTGCCAGGGATGGTGAGCGCGGTGCCACGGCGTCGTCCATCGGCTCTCGCAACGGCGCGTCGAAACAGCTTTGGCTATGGCATGAGTTCCCGCTGTTCGACATGGACGGTGATGGAGTAGCCGAGCGCCTTGACGTTCTGCGCGTCGGTTCGACGGTCCTGCGCGTTGTTGCAGCCGACGAACAGCCTTACAGTGGTTGGTCGCCGATCCCGATGCAGCATCGCTTCACCGGCCAGTCGATGGCCGACAAGACGATGGATATTCAGCGCATCCGCTCGGTGCTGCTGCGCCAGTCACTCGACTCCATCTACCTCATGAACGCGCCGCGCACGGCTATCCATGAGGATTCGATTGGCGAGAACACGATTGATGACATGCTGACGGTTCAGCCGGGCGCGATCATCCGATACAAGGGCGCTATGCCGCCGACGCCCTATACTGGTGGAGACACGTCCGGCACGTCATTCGCGGCCATGCAGGCCATGCGGGATGAGCGCGACTCCCGGACGGGAGTGACGGCACAGTCGCAGGGCATGAACGCCGACAGCCTCAACAAGACGGCTAGCGGCATGGCGATGCTGCAACAGAACGCCGACCAAATTGAGTTGTACGTCACGCGTAACCTGTGTGAGCAAGCACTGCTGCCGATGTTCGCCAAGCGCTATCGGCTGATGCGCGCTCATCAGGCGCCGTTTCGCATGAAAATCAACGGCTCTTATCGGTTGGTCGATCCGTCAAGGTGGCCGGAAGAGCCGGACATGCAGATCAATGTCGGGCTGGGAACAGGCAGCAAAGATCAGCGCATCGGTTACCGGTTGCAGCTCGCTGGCATCCAGGCGGACCTTATCAAAACGGGTTCGCGTCTTGTTGGCGAGCAGCAGATTTACAATTCCACCAAAGCGTTGATCGAGGACACCTCTCTTGGAGTCGCCACCGATTACATTCAGGACCCGTCACGGCTTGCGCCCCAGCCAGAGCAACCCAACCCCGAGGTGGTAAAAGCCCAGGCCGATGCGCAGACGCAGCAGGCGAAGGATGCGCAGGCTCATGAGCAGGCGATAGGCAAGTTGCAGCTTCAGCAGCAGGCGCAGCAGGCATCGGCAGCACTGGCCGACAAGCATGCTACGCAGGAATTGCAGATCAAGGCGGCGGCGGCTCAACAGGCACACGATTTGCGAGCGGCTGAGGCTGAGCAGGCGGCTCAACTTGCTAATGCTAGGGCCGCTGAGGAAGCACAGCTTGCCCGCGACAAGCAGGAGTTTGAGATGCGACAGGCGGTGGAGCTACAGACTTTCAATTTGGAGCAGGCGCGGCGTAAGGCTGGCGCACGTGTTGACGATGGTGAGCAGATTGCTTCGTATCGATCGGGTGGGAATTTATCGGAATGACTGAAATGCGATGCATCCGTCCTCGCGAGGTTGAGCGCCGGGATGACGGCGATTACTGGAACGGGCGAAAGATTCTTGAATGGCCGATGGGTTTCGCGTCTTGCGCTGATGTGAAAGCTACAAAAGCGCAGGTTGTGCTTGATGACTGAACCCCTCGCCCGTATCGCCGAAGCCGACGCCGCCAAAGCCGCATGGGAGCGCTTCGTTGGCCCTGCATTGGCGACTGTCCGCGCCGACTATATGGCGAAGCTGACTGACGAGGCGATTAAGCCCATGGAAGGCCGCGCGCTTCAGGCCGTACAGAACTTGTCAATCGGTCTTCGCATTGCCGATCTGATCGAAGGACAAATCCGGTCGCTTATGCTCGACGGAGCGGCGGCGCAGAAAGAGTTGGACCGGGCCAGTGATCTTGCGCGGTTGAGTCCGGAGCAGAGGCGTTATGCACAATATTGACTACGCAAACCATACGACCGCAGAAGCTTGCAAAGAGCTGGACCATCTGACGGCGGGGGCAAAGGGGCCAGTATCCGTACCATTGTGGACCCTTGCGGTTCTTGGATGGGCAGGTCATCCGTCTGTCGACGAGATTCTAACATATAAGGGAAAGCGCGTGATTCCCGGCGATGACTGACGCGGCGCATGAGGCCTACAACCGACTTGTCGCGGCTCAACGCGTCATCAGCCCGGAAGAGCGTTTCGAGATTGAGCGTGAAGACGAGCGCGAACGGCTGAGATACCGTATCAAGCGGCGGCTTCCCAAGGTTTACTAGGAGCAAACATGGCAGACGAGACGGCCCAGGTGGCGACTGACCCGGTTATCAGCGAAGAGCTGACGGCGGCGGCGGATATGCATGACACCGGCAATGAGCAGGCGGCTGATACGCCGATGGAGGGCGCAGAAGGCGAGGAAGGTGCCGCAGATGAGCCCGAAATTGTCGCCCCCGCCAGTCTGAACGCCGAGGGCAAGGCGATGTTCGCCACACTGCCTCGCGAGCAGCAACAGTGGTGGGCAGACACCGAGACGACCCGCGCACGGCAGGTGACAGAAGCAACGACACGGGCGGCCAATCGTGAGCGGGATGCTCTGGCGTTGCATCAACGCG